GGCTACAGAACATACAAGTGGACAAACTAACAGGTTCTATGGACATCAGCAATACCACTGCCTATGTTGAAACAGGTACGGGGCTAGACTCCTACCACGGTGCTAATGTCGAAGGTGTTAAATACTTCGAGAATCAACGGTCAACAGGGATATTTCCCGGTGCCCGTTTAACAGACATGCGTGGTTGCTTGGTTGAGGGAGAAGCCACAAACTTGATGCAGACTGACACCGAGTTAGGAGTGGTGACATTAGATGTAGGAACATACTCATTCCAGTTCAGCTCAATAGACCATGATAACTCTGCATACACAGTTCTGATTACAGGAGTAACGGCGGTAATCGACCCAGTAACCGTCATAGTTACTAATGGAGCTTCTACGACATTTGAAGTCACCACGGCTGGTGATGTCATGCTTGCACCGGCTATACCCGGAACAGTAGTGCAAGATACTGAAGGGAAGTTTGTACAGATGTTACAAGCAGGTAACTCTGTAGGTTCTTTTGTAACAGGCACGAGACCTGCTGAGGCACTGAGCGTACCTAGACCTTCCTCATTACAGGGGACTAATGTCAACGATGCTAATATAACAGTGAGAACGCACCAAGTAAGCAAGGGTTCCGCAGTTGAACCGATAGCTAATATTGTGATGCTAAACAGCCTAGGCGGTGATGCTTTTGGAGTTTCGATACAGGACAAGGCTCAGTATCTCGCCTTCTCTTCTGGATTGGCGAGTATTGTTGATGACGATTTAGCTAAATTTAGGAAAATATCAGTGTCATTACACTCGGTAGATGTTGCTGGATTAAAGCTAAGAGTGAATGATGAGTTTAATGACGGTATAGGTAATGTTGATTTAGACTTATCAGGCAGTGATGATTTGATACATCTAGGTACTAATGCAGTTGGTGCTAACCCTGCTAACGCAGGGATTAGTGGATTGTTCGTATCAGAAACAGGACTTCCTTCTAATTTGTTTGTAAATGGCAGATTCGAGGATAACGATGACGGTTGGCTTAAGAGCGGCAGTGTGTCGTGGAATGCTGGCGTAGAAAGCTTTGGAGACACGAGCGGAAGTAATATCCTATATCAGAACTTCACAATTTCCGAAACGGGTACATACAGGTTTAGATGTGACATCACTAACTCTACAGCAGGTGGCGGACTTCTCTGGTTTATAGAGGATACGACTACAGCCTTCCCTGCTGAGACTGAAATAGAGGTTTCTGTTCAAGCTGGTGCTTGGAGCATGGGTGTCATAGGTAATGGCACTGGTGGCGGAACTGTTGATGTTGATAATATACATTGCTACAGAGTAGCGTAAACTATAGGAAAGATAATGAGTAAAATAACAATTGATGATTTATTGGATGAAACCTCATTCCTTTCTGATGTTAATGACCGATTTGACCAGATAGAAGATGAGTTCCAGAACAGGGTTCTCTATCGGAATAATCCCGATGGAGAGCCTAATGCGATGGCGAACGACCTTGACATGGCTGAGAATGATATTCTCAACGTCAAAGAGTTGGATGTCTTCAATCTCATAGTTAATGGTATTCCGTTTAACGGGGCTGTTAGCTGGGGTCAGATTGGCGGTACGCTTTCAGACCAAGCAGACCTTGAGGCTCGCTTAGTTGATGCTAAGGAGTCAGGTGTTCAGGACTTTGCCATAGGCATACAGGACAGGACTTACCAAGCTTTCGAGGTGGAAGATGTAGGTGCAGGTCAGTTTGTATTCCGATATACGGATGCTGTGAATGCAGGACCTTATGGTGCTGTACAGTTGAACCAACGTGGTAAGATTGGTATCGACCTCTTGGAACTGACACCGACTGATTTACTTGGCTTTGTACGAGGAGATGATGTCTGTCCTAAACCGATTGACAATGCTGGTATACCCGGCATACCTCTAACGCCATGTGTAGGACCCGACTACCGTAACCCTTCCGAACTACTGGGGGACATTTATACGAATGGTCAAGCTTTCATTATAGAGTTTGAAGACCCAGAAGTAGACGGTAGTATGAATCTGATTGACCCGAGTAATCCGACAGGAGCTCTGGTTCCTCGTCTATTGCTACCCGGGGATGGTGTAATCTATCTGGATGAGTTTAGGCTCCCAGATAACACATTAGTAATTCAAGCTGGTTGGCATAAGTGGGACCAAGCTGTTGTTGTTAATACAGCAGAAGCTACAGCCTACAACCCTGATGGCAACCGTATTATACTAGACCCAGATTCGACTACAGTAGATGCGGCTCTGACAGACCTAGACACCTTGTGTGCTACGCTGGCTGAACTCTCTGTTGTAGATGCGAAGGTGGCTCAGAACGCTTTGGACATAGCAACCAACACTGCTAATATTGATATTAACGCTACGGGCATAACTGATAACGCTTCAGATATTGTTACGAATACGGCTGACATATCTACTAATGCAGGGAACATTGCTACGAACAGTGCAGACATCGTAAACTTACAGAATGGTAAGGTGGAGTTCACAGACTTCCCAACAGCAGACGGTGTAACAGCAGGTGTTGTTAAGATGAGGGTTGCTGGGGATGTATTGTACATCAGCACAAACACTACACCAGCATAGGTGACATATGGATAAATTCAAAGATGTAATGAAGCGGTGGCGAACATTATCCCTATTTAGGGAGACTGCCGCTCAACCGAGAGAGCATGTGCTCTATACCTTCGAGGAAGCACGAAAGCTATACCTCGAATGTAACGACCCAACTGGATATGTATTTGCGACCACTCACTTAGGTGGGTGGAAGCATTTCCAACTACTCAGACAGTCTCAGGCTATTGCCGAGAAGATTGATGAGTGGGAAGCTGAACTGGAGGTTAAACTTCGGTGTGATGCAGTGGGTAACATGATTAAGTTGTCTGATGGGGATAAGGGCTACCAAGCCAATAAGTTCCTTGTTGATGGCGGATGGATACAGAAGAAGGCAGGACGACCTTCTAAACTCGCAGTTAAACGAGAAACAAAGATAAGAGCGGATATGTATGCTGAGCTAGAAGAGTCAGCAGACCTCCGCCACTAGGAGAGACAATGGAAGAACTTACTTGGAGAGAAGAAGCGCAAGACAAGCTGGACCACATGCCTGACAATATCAAAGCTCTACGTAAGAATTGTCTTAAAGACTTGAGAGTATTCGCTCGTACATTTAATCCCAATTATCTGTACGGCGATATTCACATGGAAATATACAAGGAGATGATGAACTATAATCTCTTTGGCAAAGGAAAGATGCTCACTGATAACAAGCTTATCTTGTTGCCACGAGCACACTTAAAGTCCCACATGGTTGCCACATGGAGTGCTTGGATTATAGCCCGACACCCTGAGATAACCATACTGTATGTTTCAGCTACAGCAGAATTGGCAGAACAACAGTTATATGCTATACAGCAGATACTAGGTGGAACTAAATTCCTCAAACTCTTCCCTGAATATGTACATCCTCAGGAAGGGCTGAGAAAGAAGTGGAACACGAAGAAACTTATAATCGACCATAAGCAGAGATTCGATGAAGGTATTCGTGACCCAACCGTAGCAACCGCAGGATTGACAACCAACACCACAGGCTGGCATGCTGACATCATCGTGCCTGATGATTTGATGGTTCCTGAGAATGCTTATACCGAAGAAGGTAGAGAATCAGTACGCAAGAAATCTTCACAGTTTACCTCCATTAAGAATGCAGGTGGCTTCACGATGGCTTGTGGTACGCGTTATCACCCGAACGATATATATGATACATGGTCAAACCAATCTTACAATGTCTACGATGAAACCACAGGGGAACAGATAGATACATTGCCAGTTTGGACTTTTATTGAACACAAGGTTGAGGTCGATGATGACTTCATCTGGGCTCGTTCAATACGTGACGATGGTAAGGCATTCGGCTTTGACCGAAACATCCTTTCTCGTATATACGCCGAGTATGAAGATAAGACACAGTTCTATGCCCAGTATTACAACAACCCGAATGAAAAGGGTAGTAACCGTGTAGATAGAACCAAGTTTCAATATTACGATAAGAAGAACCTCAAGTATACAGAGGGCAGATGGTTTATCAACGGTAAGCCTCTTAACCTGTACGCTTCCATTGACTTTGCGTTCACAATGAATACAAAGGCTGACTATACGGCTATCGTCGTTATCGGTATGGACCCAGATGGCTTCATCTACGTAATAGACATTGACAGGTTTAAGACTAACAAGATTGCAGTGTACTTCGAGCACATACTCGACTTGCATGCTAAATACTACTTCAAGAAGCTGAGAGCCGAGGTAACAGTCGCTCAAGCTATTATCGTGGAAGACATTAAGGATATGATTCGGAAGGAAGGCATGAGCCTTGCTGTTGATGAGCATAGACCTAATAGACACCAAGGTAGCAAGGAACAACGTATTGCATCTGTGTTAGAACCTAGATATGAAAACAATACAATATGGCACTTCAGAGGCGGGCATATAGTTGCTCTTGAAGAAGAAGTAATATTAGCACGACCTAAGCATGATGACATCAAGGATGCTCTTGCTAGTGCCATTGAAATCGCAAAACCTCCTCGCAGGGTCCGCAATCTTGCCGAGATGGGAAGTAAGGTATCTTACAACCAACGCTTCGGTGGGGTTAAGTTTAATAGTATGAGGACACACTAATGAGTGGAACAGTTGCGACACTAAAGGATATATACAGCTCCTTCTCCGATGATTTGGGGAAGGAGATTGGTATGCTCTGGGACAAGTATGATAACCTACGACAGCCGTGGATAGCTGAGAAGCTGGAGCTTCGTAACTTCATATTTGCTACAGACACAACCTCAACAGTTGTTGATGAGTTGAACTGGAAGAACAATACCACCATCCCTAAGATATGTCAGATTCGAGATAATCTACATTCCAACTACATCAGTTCGTTATTTCCGAATGACAACTGGATTCAGTGGGAAGGCAAGACTCTTGAGGATGAAACCTACGATAAGAAGAATGCTATACAATCTTACATGAGGACGAAGGTACATCAGAGTAACTCTCGTGATGTCTTCTCTACATTGTTATATGATTATATTGACTATGGTAATTGCTTTGGAGCATCCCATTATGTTACAGAAGGAAGCTATGACCCGATTACTGGACACGAGACAGGCGGATACAAAGGACCTAAGGGAGTCCGTATCAGCCCTCTTGATATTGTGTTCAACCCAACAGCCCCAGATTTCAAGTCAACTCCGAAGATTGTTCGGAAGATTATGGGACTGGGTGAAATCGTTAAGCTCGCTAAGACTGAAGAGGTCTGGGCATCAGCCCTTGAGATGGTTCAGAGTTTCCGTAAGCAGATAGGCGAATATCGTACTACTGACTTCAATAAAGCTATGGGCTACCAAGTCGATGGCTTCGGTGACTTACGAGAATACTTCGGTAGTGAATACGTTGAAGTGCTCATCTTTGAAGGTGACTACCTTGACCGTGCCACAATGGAGCTTCATGAAGACCAACAGATAATTGTTCTTGACCGCTGTCGTACAGTAGTTAAGCGAGTCATACCCTCACCATTGGGTAAGGCTAGGATTTCCCACGCCGGATGGCGTAAACGTACGGACAACTTATATGCAATGGGACCACTAGATAATCTAGTTGGCATGCAATACCGTATTGACCACTTAGAGAATCTGAAGGCTGATGCTCAGGATTTGATGGTACATCCTCCTCTTGTTATTGAAGGCGATGTTGACCCGTTCGTGTGGGAACCTAATACAGAGATACACATCACAGGCGAGGGCTCAGTTAAAGAACTGGGTCAGAATCTTGGTGGTGTAGCTATGGCTAACAATGAGATTCAGGTACTTGAAGCTCGTATGGAACTATTCGCTGGTGCTCCGAAAGAAGCTATGGGCGTACGTACCCCGGGTGAGAAGACAGCCTTTGAGGTACAGTCTCTCGACAACGCGGCAGGACGTATCTTCCAAGAGAAGATTACCAACTTCGAGATTAACCAGCTTGAGCCTATGATGAACAGCATGCTTGCTGATGCCATAGTAGAGATGGATAGTTCTGAGGTTGTACGGACCTTTAACGAGGAACTGGGTGTTGAAACCTTTATGTCCTTGACAGTTAAGGACTTGATGGCAGAAGGCATCATCCGACCTATCGGTGCTCGACACTTTGCTCAACAGGCACAGGTGTTGCAGAACCTCAACATGACTCTTAATGGAGTGATGGGACAGTTGGTTATGCCTCACATCTCTGGTAAAGCACTGGCTCGATTGGTAGAGGATAACTTACAGTTGCAACGCTACTCTCTTGTTAAGCCGTTCATCGGCATCATTGAACAAGCAGAGGGTCAGGAAATCGCTATGGAGCTTCAGGCTCAGACGCAATCTGACATGTCTACCCCAACAGAGGAGGAGGTTAGTGACCCTAACGCTCTCTCTGCTGAGGAGCAAGAGCTTGCGGCACAACCTGATATGGCGGGATAATGAAGAAGATAAACAGCAAATGGATTGCTGGTATCGAGAATCCAGAAGAGTTTGAAAAGAAGATGCTTGAGCAGATGGACCTGTTCAAGCGGTTCTATGATTTGCTAGAAGCTAAGCAGAAGGCAAATGATAAGAGCCAATTGAAGAAGGATAATTATGAAATCCCTAATTGGGCACAGCGACAAGCTGACCATATAGGATACAACAGATGTCTTGAAGAAATAAAAGCACTGTTAAATTACACACAGGAATAGAGATATGACCGATATTTTCAAAGGTGAACAGAAACCTACGGAAGAAGGTACGCCAGCGGCAAAACCTGCTGAAGGTGTTTCAGATTCAGAGACTTATCTGAGTTTGATTTTAAACGAACAAGGTGAACAGAAGTACACTACTACAGAGGAAGCTCTGAAAGGTAGTGTACATGCTCAATCACATATTACAAATCTGGAGGCTGAGCTAAAGGAGCTAAGAGCCAAAGCAGAAACAGGTATGAGTATTGAGAACATTGTTGAAGCCTTGAATAAGAAGCCTGATGACAAGTCAGGAGAACAACCCCCAGCAGGAATATCTGCTGAGGATGTTGCGTCACAAGTGGAACAACTGCTTGTGAAACGTGACTCAGAGACAACGACTAAGACAAACATTGCTACCGTAACGGGAGTCTTCAAGAAGTTGTACGGCGAGAAAGCTAGTGAAACCATGTACGGAAAAGCTAAAGACCTTGGCTTTAATGAAGATGAGATTAACAGCATGATTGCGACAAACCCAAAAGCTACCTTGAAGATTCTAGGAGTTGATGTACAGAAAGCAGTTCAGAGTGACCCAATTACCGATGGCGGTGGACACATAGTAGATTTGTCAGATGGCAAGCCTGCTGAGAAACCAGAAACGATTATGGGCGCAACGGACAGTAATACTCTGACAGACGCTTGGAAGAAATCACAGGAAGCAACCAATAAACGATTAGGAGTGGAAGTTCCCTCCTAAGGAGAAAGTAAATGATTTTGACTACAACCAACCGCTCGTTTATCGAAGCGGAACAGTATTCAGATTTCATCCTCCAAAATCTACACGACGGTCTGTTGCCAACAAACTTCTACCGTGACGTATCTGATTTTGGTGAGGGCGAAGTCCTGAATATCAAAACTATAGGTGAGGCTCAGATTCAAGAAATTGAAGAAGACCAAGCTATTACTTATAGCCCAATTGAGACTGGTAACGTAGAGTTACGTATCTCGGAATATGTAGGTGACGGCTGGTACGTTACTGATAAGTTCCGTCAAGACAGCTCTCAAACAGACGCACTGTTAGCAGTACGTGGTAAAGAAGCTACTCGCGCAATCCAAGAGCACTTTGAATCAAAGGCTCTGTCAACCCTGAATGATGGTCAGACACCTAACGATGACAACTCTATTGATGGTTTCCCCCATCGTATGATTGGCTCTGCTGGTACTGGTCCCGACTTCGTTATGGACTTAGAGGACTTAATTGTTGCTCGACTGGTCTTTAACAAGAACGAAGTGCCTATGGCAGGTCGTGTCGGCATTGTAGACCCTATTGTTGAAGCAACATTCAACATCGTCTATAAGATTGTATCTGGTCAAGGAGACTTGGGTAATAACCAAGTATGGCAGGATATTCTGGAGAACGGCTTTGCCCGTGACCATAACTTCGTTATCAACCTTTATGGTTGGAACATCATGACATCTAACCGTCTACCAGCAGTGGTTACGGAAACGATTGAGACTGTTCAGATTGACGATGCTATTGCGAATATCTTCATGTGTATTGCTGACGACCATGTTAAGCCACTTATGGCGGCTTGGCGACAACAGCCTCGTGTAGAAGGTGAACGTAACAAGGATAAACAACGCGATGAGTTTGTGCAAACAGCTCGTTATGGCTTCGGTCTCCAGCGTTTGGACTCTCTGTTGATTATTCTTACTTCTGCAATGAAGTACAAATAAGGAGGACTTAATATGAGTCGTATTACAAAAGACCAGAACCAATGGGGTGCTGGTGACTTAAACGGTTTGCCATCTTCTGACAAGACTAACGACGGAGACCATGTCAAGCGATATGGTCCTCTCGGTCTAGGCGGAGTAGGTGGTGTAACTAACAACAACGGTCTAACACACGATGTCGTGTTTGAACTGTCAGGTAAGGAGATTCAAGCTGAGGATGGTGTTATTAACACTCGTGCTTACAGCGTTGAGATTCCTCGCGTGTCAGAGATAGTCTCTATGCGAGCTATCGTCAATCATGGTTTCGCTGTTGGTTCAGTCGCGGATGTCTATCTGAATGATACAGTGGTTAACACTGCACCTCAAGCAGTAGACGTTATCGGTACATTCAATGTTCCCATTGATGAATCTAAGACTGCCGATGAAGGCGCAACACTTTCTGTAGACCTTTCCGGTCTGGTAGAGAGCGATGCCGCTTATGGTGGACATGTTGAACTTGTCGTAACATACGAGAAGGTATAACCAATTAGGGGTAGGTGGGCAATGCTTGCCTGCCCCTTTTTCATTTAAGGAGTATAGCATGTCAGAACATGACACAATTCAAGACCCGTTTATACATGAACCTAAAGGGGTCAGTTCGGCAGATGCTGGACAGATTTATGTAGCCGATGGCGCAGGAAGTGGTAGTTGGTTAGACGCTGACGTAGCTAATCCTCACAATACAATCGCATATGCAGATAAGAATCTCACCTCGGGAGAACCTCCTCAGGGAATCACAGTGGTTGCGGCAGGTGATTCAACACTAAGAACATTAGATGACTTTGTACATTTTACAGATGACATGTCTCTCAGTTCAGCAAATGGTATTACAATAGATGCTAATGGCAACTTTGTTATAGAAACAAAGGGTTTATATCAGTTTAACTTCTGGTTCTCGGAGAGCAATACAATCTCTGATGGAGAGCTAGGCATAACCCTATATAAGAATCAAGCTGACCCGCTTAACCTCACAGGACCTGTCGTAGGACAAGTGATGAGGGATAAGACGAAGACTTCAACAGATATTAACTCACTGGCTATTAGTGGAGTGATACTCCTTGATGTCAGCGATGTGGTAGGTATTGCGGCGGCAAGTGATAAGCCCGGGACAATCACCTTCACAGATGCAAGTTTCTCACTAATCCTATTAGAGGACATAGCGTAATGAA